GACGCCATGGATCGTTCGGCTGCGTGGACTGCAATTGACCCACAAACTTGCCCATGCCAGCTGCGAACGTCGTGGCAAGATAGTTGGTCATGCGTGTGTAGTTGTCGCCGTAGATCGCCTGATTCGAACTGGTGTTGTGACCGAAGCGACAACCGAAGAAGCTGCCACCAGGGCAAGGATTGCAGATGACGTCGATACCGGCCTGCCCCAGTACCGTTAGTTCGGGATTCGAGTATGGGTTGTTCGCATAGCTGCGCTGTGTGCCAACAATGCCCTGCAGCGGCTTGTTGAGTGCAGACAGCTGTGGGCTTTGATTCACCAGATAGCCAGCGACGAAGCCCTGCGGCGAGATCATGCGCACCAGGCCGTTCACAGTGTCATTCCAGTACACCCAGTCGCCAAGCATGAGCTTGAAGGCAAAGGAATCGATGCCAGCTGTAGCTTTATTGGTGGCCGCAGTCGAAGGCGAGTCACCAGCTGGCGTCACGCCTATCATGTAAGTCTCTTCCGACAAACCGTAGGCGACCTGCGCCGCATAGGTGGTCGAGTCGTCACAATCGACAAGGATTGCGACTGAGCACCCGGTGCCACGAAGGCTGTACATGCCCTTGCGGGTATTGCCATCCGTGCCCAAAAGCGTAGCGCCAGTGATCGTCGTGGCGCCGTCCGCACCGCCGGCAAGCGTCACGGAGCTTGCAACAGGGGCCGCCACACTTGCGCCTGTCGCTGCAACCATCAGACCGGAAGGGCCGCGCTGTCCGGCGACGCCATTATTGACTGCGTTGGCCAGAGCCGCCCAGAGCGGGGCGCCGGTGAGCGGATTGGCTCCGCCCCCGATGTTATCGAAGACCTCCGGTGTCATGCCGGCTCGCGCAAGGATCAACTTCCAGCTGTTGACCTGCGTGCCGACTGCAATAGTCGCAGTATCGCTGTTTGCCAGGGAGCCGGTGTATTTCGACGTCAAGGTCAGGCCAATAGCCGAAGCGCCGTCCTTGAGAGTCGCCGTGGCAGCCAGATCGGTGCCATCCGTAACGCGGACGCCTCGGAAGTTCACGGCCGCAGCAGCAGCGGTGCCCATGTCGTACTTGCGATTTTGGATATTGCCGAAGTTCTGCCAGTACTGCGCCATGTTGCCAAAGACAACCGGTGCACCGACGGGACCCCATTGCGCCGTGCCAACGATGCCGCACAGATTCGACGGAACGCCATTGATCTGCACGGGCGGCGGGATGAGCTGAATAATCAGGTCAGGCACTACCTGAGCGGTAAGGTTGACCTGCCCTGCTTGGACGATCTGAGTCATGCTGCCTCCGGGCAATAAAAAACCCGCCAGGAGGCGGGTTCAGACAGGAAGTGATGGAACGGCGCGCTTATTTGGCCGCGGTCTTTGCGTCGGGTGCTTTCGTATCCGACGTCTTGGCTTTAGCGGCTGACTTCACGTCACCGGGCACCTGCACCACGAAATGCGGGTGATGCTCCAATGCATCCATCACTGCGGCTTCGTCGTCAATGACGTCACCGTGCTTGTAGTCGCCGAAAGGTTGTGTCACGACGAGGGGAAGAAGCGCCATACGTGCCTCACTGATAGGTGGTGGAAATGATCTCCGTCGAGCCATCGGGCATCGTCAGGGAATTGGTCTGCTCCGTCACGATGACTTCCGTGGCCGTGATGGTATTGGTGGTGAAGTACTCGACCGTGTAGAGCAGGTCGCGCCGGTAGAGGTTCGCTTTCTGGTTGATGTCATCGACCGGCGTGGACACGTAACGCAGTCGCCCAGACGTTCCATCTGGTAGCTGGAGCCAAGTGATTGCGGATAGCGCACTATCGATTGGCTGTGCTGCCGCACTTCGGTGCTCCGGCGTATCAGCCCAGATCGTTATCTGAACCTCGCGCTGCTGCTGTTTCGTAAGTGCCGACATCGTTCCACTGGCGCCAGCGCGCGCCGCAGTGATGCGCGCAGAGAGGGGCAGCGTGATCACAGCGCCTGCGGCCGTTGCGCCAGCAATCTGCTGGGCAAGCGCTGTCGCTATGCTTGCCAGCGTATCAGCGGCCTGTACCGCGTACGTATAAGCCTGATTGCTGACGATAAGTGCAACGTTCTGCGGCGTGCTTACCGTCCCAGTGATCGTCACCTGCTGTCCGCTGATCGTCAGAACTAGCGTCGGCGCGTTGAAGGCCTGCTGCTCGTATTGGAGCCCGATGTAACGCGTCGTGTTCTTTTCCTGAGGCCGCGGAAAGATGGTGATGTGGATTTTGCCGGGGCCGCCGGTGCCGAGCGCGCGAAGATCAGCATCAAGCTGGGAACTGGTTGGCCATCCTGGATAGATCGCTGCAGGCACGCCAATGGCCGAAGGCTGCGCAAGTCCGTTTGGATATACGACGCCGGCAATGGTGGTCTCAAGTGCATTGAGGACGTCGTCTATATCAGCCATCAGGTTTCCGCCTGCATCATCGAACAGCGCCAGCCCAGGCCCGACAACTCGACCGAGGACAACACATATCGGTTGTTTAGGTCATCGGTGACTACATCGTGCGCAAGCATCTGCATCCCACCAGGAAGCCCCGGAAGAAGCAGCGTGTACCAAGCATCGGGAACATCGCCCGGGAGGTTTGTCGGCGCGTGTCCGGTCTTTGATGCAGCCAACACAGAAGCTGGAAAGGCATCTGCAATAGCCGTCTCATTCGTTTGCGTGCTCCCGCCATAGCCGAGCGGCCCGATAGCGGCTTGCTGCTGAGGACGCCAAACCGTTACGGTGCGGTTACACAGTACTGCCATGATCGGCAGTAGTGGCTGCATCGACGCGATGAAATACGTGCCGCTGCTCGCGCTCAGGTAGTCGCCTGGCAGCAGCAACCGGCCATCAGCGAGGCAGGTCCATGTCGCCTTGCCGTAATCCTGCGGCTTCGTAAACGCGAAGGGACCGGTGTCGAATGCGGCGAGCACCGAACCGACCTGGTTACCGATGCCGAGTGCAGGCGTGCCAACGGTAGGCCGGTACTGCGCAAACGAAATACCGATTCGCTGCGCTGCAGCGGCATAGCCCGCATACAACTTGCCCTGAAGTGTGTTGCCATCCATATCACACCTCAGCAGCGAACAAGTCGCGCACCACTTCCGGTTCCTAGAGCCGGTCCCGGCGCTATACCAAGAAAACCGCACATGCGCCGGCGCCACTTATCAAACAACCGCTCGCGGTCGCTGACCTCAGTGGGGTTGTGTACCCAGACCGAGGCCTGCGCGGTATCGAGATTCGCCGAAGCACTGACAATCGCTGTCTCCAGCGTGTAGAGGTTCGTCAGGTATACGGTGATCAGCGTGCTCTCATTCTCCGGCGTCAGGTTGTTCAACCGGTGATAGAGGGTCTGCCAAACGCCAGGCGAGACGAAGCCATAGGCAAAATCGCGCGAATCGTCAGCCGGCGTGTCCTCACCCAGCATCGGATAGCCGGCGAAGCGACGCACATCGGCGATCTGCTGGGTTGTAAGGGCCATGGCGGATTACGCCTGCGGCTTGCCGGCATCCGCGTTCTCTCGGCGCCCTCGCCGCGACACGCGCGCTTCCGCACCTTGCAACTCCTGCTCCAGCTCTTCGGCGACCTCTTCGGCCTCCTTTTCGACCTTCTTCCAGCCGAGACGGAGGTGCTCTTCGAGCGCACTCACGTGCACCCGCAACTGCTGGGCACCTTTCTCGATGGTGACAAGCACGGAATTGGACATGTTCGCTTCCCTTAGAGGAAAAAAGATGGGCGGGGTCAATGACCCCGCCATGGAAGGATCAGCCGAGCATCAACCCCGTGTGTTCCGTCTTGATGTTGGCCCAGCCGTAGGCGATCGCTACCTCGTAGCGGACGCGGCGGTACTGCTTGTACATCGCAAATTCGAAGGCGATGCCACTGCGAGGGTCGACGATGATGGTGCGGTCCTCCGCCATATCACCCTCTTCCGGGAGCGCCGGCAGGCGGGTGGCGAGGACAATGGCCGAGCGTGCGAACGCCATGTTGCGCGTTGCTGGACCGAGCACGGTCACGGCGGCAGTGTTGATCGTTGTGCGCAGGCCAGGCGCACCGATGGTCACCGCGCCGCTGGTCGATGCCCCGATGTTCGCGGCAGCCGCGACTACATATTTGTTCGGGTCGCCAGCGAAGGTGATGACATCGCCAGCCAGTAGCGCGACAGCACCACCTGCAGGCGTGGTCAGCGTGACGCTGGTGGCACCCTTCGCACCCGAAGCGGTCACAGCGCCGGTGACGGAGCCAACCGGCACCGACTCCGATACGCCAGCCGACTCGCGCAGCGTGAAGCCATGGAGTTCCAGCAGCTTGCCTTGGGCGCGCAGCTCAATGGTGCCGGCTTCGTTCGCTTTGGTCAGCTGGGTCAGGCTGCGGAGGTTTGCGCCGGCAGTGGTGTCGATGACGCATTGCATGTCAGACAGCGGAGCTCCGTTGTCGGCCAGAATCTTGCGCATCTGCGCGGTATCGCCGAGGCCAGTGGCGAACGGAGTAGTGCCGGCGGTGCCTTCGGCGCGCGATGCGGTGCTGTAGAGCGTGCCGATGTTGGCGTCAACCTCGTTCACTAGGGTGCGAATCGCCTGCTGGATCTGGTTCTGGCGGATCGCGGCATAGCCGCCATTCGGCGCCTGGTTGTTAACGCCCTTCTGCTCTTCACCAGCCCAGCGGAACGGCACCATGCGAGCCTGGCTGATCAGGATCACGTTGTTACCGATGTTCTGGTCGCCGTCATCCGGCGGCAGCTGGCCAGGCGTGACGTTCTCGGCGGTCGCAGCCGGCGTGATCGGCACACGGATATTTTCGTTGAGCGCCGCACGTTCGGCGGTAGCGCTCAGCGTCACGGCAGGAATGAACCCGACCATTTCGCGCGAGACGACGTCGATCGCCTCGTACAGGTCAGGGATGAGGTTGGTCAGCGTATTGGCCATGGATTACTCCGGGTATCGGGAAGGTCAGGAATGTGTTCGTGAGCCATCCGGCCCGAGCGCCCGCGCGGCATCCGCGTTGCAGGCAGAAAAAAGGCCGCTCAGCTGAGCGGCCCGTGTGTGTTGGTGGTGAATCAGGGTTTTGCGTAATCAGTCGGTGATCGCGCCGCCGCCTTTGACGTGTGCCATCTGCGCCGATGGATCGAGCTTCTCGAACTGGGCACGCGGGATGCTCTTGTTGCCGCTGGCGCCCCCAGGATTGTTGTTCTGGGCGCCGCCACCACTCGCACCCGTGCCTTTCAGGATCGAGTCGCGGTAGGGGTATTGCTCGACGATCATCTCAAGGGCTTCATCGAACGCCGCCAGCTCGCCGGGGTTGGATCGGCTGAAGAGCTTGTTGCCCGACTTGTCGTAGGCAACGACGTTTTCGCCTTCGAGCTTGAAGTGCTCGCCGAAGCGCGCCTGCACCAGGTCGGCAGGGATGGCCAGCTTGTCTGCAATCAACTTGCTGCGCGCGAAGCTGCCGCCGATCTTTTCGGAAACCAGCGAGGCCTGCAATTTGTCGCGCTCCTTGACGATCGGCGCGTATTTGTCTTCGACAGCTTTGATGGCTTCGGCCTTCACGCGCTCCACATCGCCGGCATCCACCAGCTTCTTGTCGTCCAGGTTCTTGACCACGTCCAACGCCTTGCGCGCCGCTGCTGGGTCAAGGCCCTCGAAGACCTTCAGCGCTCCTTCGGCGGTCTCCGCACGCTCACGGTGGCCTTTGGCCTCGCCATTGAGGCGCTTAATCGTGTCGACGGTTTGTGCGGCATCGAAAGGAATTTCCTTGCCGTCGTCATGCAAATAGATCGGCTTGCCGTCCGCGATTTCAGCGTAGTGCTTGCCATTGATTTCGACTGTCTTGAGTTTCATCGTCTGTCATCCAACAGGGTGATGGCGGTCCATCCGGACCAGAAGCGGCTTAGCGCATCCGCGCGTCGGCCATGAAAAAGGCCCCGGTTAAGGGGCCTTCGGATTCGGGTTGTTGTCAGGATCCGTGTCCGCGGATTTGGTCGGTTCCGGTTGCGGATCAGCCTTGATCCTTGCCAGCTCCTCATCCCAGTTGCGATCAGGCGCCAGCACATCGCGGCGCTTAAGTTCCTCGAACAACGTCTGCTTGGAGATGGCGCCAGCCTTCTGGGCACCACTCAGCGTAGGCACGTCGGTATCTGGCGCCTGTTCGTATGCCTTGAACAGTTCGACTTCGATGCCAGCAGAGGATTTGCCCATCCATTGCGCCATGAAACCGAGCGCTTGCTCGATAGATTCCTCGAATTGCTCAACGATCTGCTGCAGCAGCGATCGCGCCGCGTCGCCTTCCGCGTCGATCTGAGTGGCTGTGGTCTGCGATTGCTGTTGGTTGATCAGCTCCGCGCCAGTGGCGCGCATGCGATCCTCCAGGTCATCCAGCGATTGCTTGCCGGCTTCGATGGCGGCACCAGTGTGCTCGGTATATTCGAGCGAGGCGTCTTTGTTGTCGGTGGTTATCGCAGACGATGCGCCGATCTTGATCTCGGAATCGCCGAAGCCAATCGCGACAAGAATCGGCACGCGTGCAACATGGAGCACGTTCCGCTGGTCGCTGCTGGACTGGTAATGCTCTACGTTCTGGTA